CAACTTCCTCTACTGGATCTGGAGCAATAACTACAGTTGAATTTGCTGCAACCCGTTCCGGTGAGTTCAACAGATTCTGAAATTCAGCTCTTAGTTCAGGTTCTTTCATGATACGTCTGATATCGGACGGAGATGCGTCTTTGACGTCTTGTAACGTAAGCTTACCTATTTCGAGTGCCATTATAACTCCAATTGATTATTAACTCTGCTTTGCTGCGAGAGGATTGAAAACTTTCTTGTACAGACTTACTTCTGGTTTAGGCTCTAATTTAGCCTTCTCAGCTTCCTTCGAAACCTGTGTGTGGTAATCGATGGATTTAAAAGACAGCGCCGCTGTGTCGCTAGCGGAGCGCGCCGCTCTAGTGCGAGATGAAACTTTAGAATCAAAGTTCTCATCGTCTTGATCAACGGCAATCACTTCATCATTCGCGCGTTGGCATACTGCGTTAATTATCTTGATGACGACGTCCCAACCGGGGGATTGAACTGTTTGTGTCAAGTTCAGTCTCTCGATCTCGGTTAGGCCGTTCTCAAGAACCGGTGTGTCGATTCTCATTGGTTGTCCTTATATTGTTTGATCAGCACCGAATCCGCTGCTGCTGGGGGTGCCGGTTAACTCCGAATTTAAGGCATGCTCGGTAGACGCACGCAATACTTCTGCGCCAGCCTTGCCTAGCTGCTTCATATCCTCTAGTTCCTTTTCATGCTGGAACTGGGCTTGCTGCTGGGCCTGCTGGGCTGCCAACTGCTTCTGCTGAATTGCGGCTGGTTGGTTGCCCTGGTAGGCTTGCTGTTCCTGCGGTGTAAACTTTCTCATCAACGGCTGGCTGAATTTGAATCCTGCCGCGTCAGCGAATGACTGGAATATAGCGGGTCCGTCGAACGTATATCCACCGTCGTTAATGCTCTTCGTGAATGCTGGTGTCGTCATCATCTGAAGTGCGATAGGCAAGAACTGCGCCATCGACTTCTTCGCGCCGAGTTTGGATCCGACTAGTGCTTCGAACTCCACTTCAGCGTTTCTGAATGACTCGTGATCTAATTGAAAATCATCGCCTAATTTCTTGCCGAGGATCTCGCGCATAACCTGAGTAGGCAACAAGTCGTTGACTAGCTCATCCATGATGTACAACCATGGTTCGAAGATCTGACGGGTGAAGCGAGACGTCGGGCCATCTAGACGCGATGCGTTAGCCTGAATGACAGCTGATGCTCCGGTTCCGGAACGCATACCTGTAGTCTTTGTGCCAGATGCGCTAGCACCTTGTTCAACGAACTCGTTGGCTCCCGACGCGGTTGCGGCGGTAGTCTGAGCCTGCTGAATGAACTGCCACGCTTCGCCTGGGACTGGAGGCATCGTCATGAACTTGAATGCCTTGTCGACGTCATCTTCTACATCGATAATGCCGCCCAACTTCCAACGCTGGTTCTGCGTAGGTGTGTTCCAGCCTTTCTTACGAACGGCGGTCGGCTGCAAGCCATAGTTCAATAGGTCAAGTGCTAAGTTGGTAATCCCCTGCTCAACCAATTGCTCGCTTCCGATTAATAGTCCTAGGCCCTGTCCGTAGAAAGAATCTTGAATGTCGCGCCAGTTTGCACTAAGGAACGGAATCTTAGCGTATGGGTTTTCTTCGTTGCGGATCAGGATGTTGTGGCCTTCATAGGAAAGCACAACAATAACCTTATCGGCATCCCAACGCTCGAGGATCTCCATCGGGTTGTTCTGCGGATCTGATGACGTCTTGTAGCTGCGCGGCACAGCGTGCTGCAAGTAACCGAGCATACCCTCCGTCATAGTCATCGTAATATTGTCTGGCTGAGCCCCTGAGGCCTTCTGGAAGAACAGCGCCTTCAGAACGTCATCGTCCGGGATGTTGTAGCCGTCAACGTCGCGCAGACGATCTAGATCCTCATACGTAGCATAGTCGCGATAGACAACCCACTTCGCCTGGCGGATGTCTCCGACGCGGCAGCCGGGATCGACTAGGACTGTGCGGATATCGCAGAACTTAATCCACGGGTGGGAAACTAACTTATCTTCGCGCTTAATCTCAAACTGATCGGATTTCGCGTTGTCGATTAACTTCTTGGTACCGTCTGGATTCTCAATCGTCTCACGCTTTTCCGTACGCACGCGCTTCTTGGTCTTTACGTGGTACTCGGAGTAGCCCCACTTCATGATTCCTGTTCCGAACAGGCTCATCTGGGTGACTGTGCGCTCGACTTCTTCTTCGAACTTCATGAACGACAACTGCTGTGAATATAATGCAGTCTTTGCACGAATATCATCGTTCGTAGTATCCGGTAGAGGACGTAGCATGAACGGAGGATCTTCGTAGAAGATTCCGCCCATCACCTTAGGAACGATAGTGCTGATGTGGTTCGACAGAATGAACTTCGGGACGTTGGCTTGACCGACGTTACCGCCATCGAATACCGATTGCGTCGCAGGCGATTGATAAATGATATCGGTTAGAGTCCAGCCGCTGGCCCACTGATTAACGTTGATGAAATTATCTGCGCGCGCTGCGTCGTCTATCACCAACTTAACAGCCGCGTCGTCGCGAAACTGTAGAGTGTCGCTGTCTTTATCTAGGTACGTATTCTCTTGAGTGATATCGTTCGCAGGTTCGATGTACAACTCATCAACCTGCTTCAGGGCTTCATCGCTCATTGATTATCGTAATCCTGGGATGCCAAAACCGTGTCTCGGATCCGTGCTGCGCGGTGCTTGCTCCACTTCCACTCTCGGAGGTGGCGCGCTGGTGTCGTAATTATTGAAGTAGCGGTCGTACTGCATCTTAGCCAACGCCTTGTCGGCCTGCTCTTTCAACGTTCGCTTCAACTCGACTGGATCCATGTTGCTGATTGAGCCGATAGGGAGGAACCGACGGAGCATACTCATGGCGTCTGGAATGTCATCCTTCCGCCCTTTGTTATCTTTGCTTCCTGTATACCCAGTCATCTGCTTGACCATCTCGTCGATCCACGGTCCTGTTACGAACCACAGACGATTGTCGTTCAGCAAGATTTCCAAACTCTGAATGCGATTGCGCTTCGCGTGTTCTTGATTCGACGGTAGCTCCCAATAGATCGGGAGGGCCGTTGCGTAGCGGTAGCCGGTGCGCTGAAGCTCAACCTTCAAGCCTTCTGCTCCGGGTGAGTTCTCAATAACAATCTGAGTCGGGTTCCACTTCTTCGCTAGCATTACGATCTGAAGTGCGAGTTCTGAGAACTTCCACTTCCCGTAAATGATCTCGAGAATCACCAGACCGTACATCTCTTTCGGTCCAGGGATGCGATATGTTCTTGCAACCACTCCGACTGACCAATCTGACTTCTGGTTTGCGGTTGGTGCCCAATCCCACGTAATGTATACCGACCCGAACTGCGGGGCTGCTGCTGCCGGATACATGTGCTTACGAAGGTTATCTTCGTTGAACGGATTGATGAACCCCTGCTCGCCTTCCGCATCTATAGGCTCATTCAGCTGCTGGTTGCGGAAGCTAGTCTCACCCTTCTTCAGGAGAAGCTTGTGCAGGTAATTGAAATCTGACTTTTCAGGAAATGCGGTAATCACCATCTCCGCCGTCAAACGCTGGAGTGGCACCGCTTCGAATCCTGGCCGGACGGTCCAAGCCTGGCGCTTGAACAATTTGATCGGCACAATCTCACCGGTCTCTTTGTCTGGGCTCAGACGCTTGCCGTACCAATCGGTCGTGAAGTAGCGCGTCCCGATATGATCCGCGAAACCCCACGGATCGATAATATCTGAGGTGCTGTCGTACTGAAAGTTAACGTGATCTCGGGTGTCTTCGGTGTTCGAGTTACGGTTGTTAACTACGTCATCGCCTTTGCAGATGTCGCAGTGCCAACCTGATAATCCCGATACGACGTTGTTGCACCACAACGACGGCTGAATCTGATCCTTCAAGATGCGCGCCGGGGTGATCAACGGCTCTTTAGACTGCCCCTCGACGCCGAACAACGCGTACTCAGGAAACAGTAGATGAAATGGGCTTGGCTTTGAGCCTTCCGCCAAATAGAAGTAGCGCTTGATGCTGCGCATGAATCCAAGGGCGAGCTCGTAATCACCAGTAAGAATCAAAATACGGACGTCGGGGACTGCTATCAACCACTGTACGCAATCAACTCCGTTTAGTGTGCTCTTGTAGAATCCGCGAGGATCCAACAACATCATCTCACGCGTAGGCACTGGGTTGTTAACATCGGGGTAATTAGACAAACGCTCTTGACGCTTGATAGCGTCGTGTACGTCTCCTAGTGAATATCCCTCAGGGAATGACCCGTCAAAATTCTTCTGTACAAACTGATCGCACACAATCTGATGAACGTGAGGATATAAATCTTTTCCTAGAACTTCTTTTGCAAGCCAGTACAAATCCTTACGGGCTTTGTCGCGTAGCTCGAGCCACGATAGATTTTCATCGCCAACCGCCATACGTTCTGCTGGGCCAAACTGACGAACGTGCCCTAAGATCTCGGCTTCGTAAGGACGGATGATTGGACGATCTTCTTTCGCCTTAACTTTCTCACCATCTTCTTTCGAGCGCTCGACAGCATTCTCGTACTCAGAATCTAATCCATAGAACAGACGCCCGAGCTCTTTATAGGAGCGGGCTTCGGATTTATAGTGAACACCGCTGGAGTTTGAGTCTAGCTGCGCGAGTTCTAACACCGCTTCGCGCGCCTCTGTAATGCTGACTTTCTTTTCCTGCTTGACTTCTTTGACTAATGCTTTCTGCTCATTGATACATTGACGGCAACGCGATTGACCCTTTGCTTTTTCACGAACTTTACATTTATAGCAAAGATTCGATGCGCCTTCTTCCTGCGGCGTGTCGACCATTGGACTTCTTCCTCAATACTATTGATTGCTTGGCTTATCTGCTTCTATATTCTTCACCTTCATAGCGAGACTCTGCCCCGTCTTGTCGGTATCTTCGTTTCCTAGAACACCGGTGGCGGTGTCCTTCGCTTTCTGTATTAAACCTGATGCATACTTTTTAGCATGCTCGTACATTCCACCGCCTGTATCATTGGATATGGAAGGTACTGAGGCTGTGTGACCGGTCTTCGTAGCGATACTTGATTTGCCATTCGGCCCTGTATCGGCTAGGGCGGCTTTTGCCCCTGCTACTTTGGCGGATACTCCGCCATCATCTTGTGCCATGTCAATCCTGTGCTATATACAATTTTCTAATGGTTAAACCCAACCACATAATAGGAGTGAAAGACAGAAGCCAATCTCCTAGACTAAGCAGCCCGTCCCCGACACTGTAAATCGCGGAACCGATGGGGAAAATATCAGATAGAGCTTTCAAGTGAGAATTTGGACCCATGACGCTGTGGGTCATGTCAATCATTTCTCCGCCATTGCCGCACCATGCAGAAGGAGCAGCGGCTATATCATCAGGCTCCCTACTATTCGTCGAGCACATCTTATCCATCCAAGAAGCGTTCATCATCACAGGGAATTTACCGTGATTGGCTATTAAAACTGCTTGGTTAGAGGTGATGCCCAATCCGAACAAAAGTACTGGTATCAAAATCAAATACCAGTAGGGGAATTTGCGAAGAAATTTCATCTTGCTATACCTGAGGTTCGGCGGGAGGAATGGTGCTTTGATCGTCGTCCGTTGCCGTTTACTTCTGGATGTTTACATCTACGACTTGCTGCTGAACTTGTGCTTGATTTTGTGCGGCTACGTCCTCTTTATATGA